TTAGAAGGAAACAAAAAACTCTACGAACAGGGTAAGCTCTCTTTAGAGGAATACGAAAAAGCGCAAAGAAACCATTCCGAGAATATTGAGATACTCGAAAACAATCACAGGTGGGCGATGATCAAAGCACAAGATGAGTATAATAAAACCATCAAAGAATTAGAGATTGAGCGCATATCTGACATACGGAGCATCACCTTAGACGGCTATAAAGATACAATTCGGGATATGGATATCCAATTAGAGGAACAGCAAGCCTTAATGGATGAGAAATACAAAGAGCTTGAAAAGAAATACTCAGAGAAGAATATGCTGGATATTTTCTTCGGTGATGATAACGCTATGCGGGTTCTTCTTCTTCAACAGGAATATGAACGTGAATCACTGAATCTGCAAAAGGCTTTCGTTGAACACAAGCTGAGTATGTACAAAGAGGGCACACAGGAATATATCGACACACAGGCTGAGTTGAACAGTATTATAATTGAGGAAGAACGCTTATCTGCCGAACAGCGTATCGAGTTGGAAAACGAAGTACAGAACAGAAAGAAAGACTTACAAAAGGGGATAGCGGAAAACACGAAGGATGCCCTAAAGGAGGTTTGGGAATCATATTTCGAGTGGTACGACAAACAATTGGATAAGGAATTGGAGAAACAAGAGAGGGTGAAAGATAAAAGGCTGGAGGTTATACAAAGCCAGTACGATTCATCTTTAATGACGCAAGAGGAATACGAAGCACAAAAGGAAGCTATTGAACTCGAATCAGAAAAGAGGGAACAGGAGATTGAGAAACGAAGAGAGGAAGCCGAGCGTCGGAAGTTCTTTCTTGAGCAGGCAATGGCATTGGCTAAGGTATGGATTAATGCGGCTTTGAAAATATCCTCGCCAGCTAACGTTATGGGTGTTCTTACTCCGCTTTATCTTGCTGAGGCTGTAACGGCAACAGCTCTTATCGCTGCTCAGTCGATTCCTTACTTCGAGGAGGGGGGCGAAATGAAAGAAACAGGGTTAGCCGTTGTTGGTGAGAAGCGCAAAGAGGTTGTTTTAACGCCACGTGGCGAGGTTTACATTACGCCCGATACTCCAACGCTCGTACACCTCGAGCGTGGCTCTACGGTCTTCCCTGATGCCTCAAACCTGAACAATGAAGCGATAGCCAAGATGGTGATGGTGAATGCTGGGTTGAACTTTTCCACTAAAACTCTGGAAAAGAAACTCGATAAACTGATAGCAATCGAGGAGGGCAAGACCTTTCAACTACCTAAGGAACGATTAATGGACAAACTTATATTTGCACGCAAACTATGAAATATTTACTTTCTTTTCTTCCTTACTCAATCTTCGGCTTAGCCGTAGGTGTTGTACTTGCTCTTATTCTTTCGATACCTATATGGAAAGCTGTTGTTCTTATCCTTGTAGTGATCGCATCTATGATATTTCTTAATTTTATTGTCTTACGTTATACATTAGCGGCTTATGATGCCAAAAGAAAACAAGTTCACGCTGAGGTATAAAACCCTTTCTTGGGTTGATACTTCTGGGGTTACTCATCAAGGGTATAAGACTGCCGACGTTGAGCCGTATAATTGGCCCGACTTCGAGATAGCTATTACCCGTCAGGACTTAGTTGCCGACCGTGAGATAACCTCTGAACTTGAATTTGCGCATCTTGAAATCATTTCCGACGCACGAAGCGATGGCAAAGACCTTGAGCTGATATTCTCAAAGCGAAATAACGATTGGACATACTCAGAGATTGCCACGTTTACGGCAGATATGACGACTTATCGAGAGGAACGGGAAAGAATACGACTTTCATTTATTGAGAACAGTATAAGAAAGAAATTAGTTGATAATGCGTCTGTGAAATACGATATTGATGTACCTATTCAGGCAACACGCACACCAAACCCCGATGCTTATACGCTTCTTTACACGGGACTATCGAGGGATATTGAGAATGTCTTTGCTCCCGCTTTGGTTTCGTTTGACTCACCGAATACTGCTATCCCGGGTGTTCTCGTTAAGCGCACAGCAACCGATCGTTTATTATTTACTGATAAGATGGGAGCACTCTCACTTTATTCCGGCAATTATACAATAAAGTATAAACTTGGAAAGATAGTGATATTAGACCACCTAGTAAGGGATGCATCTACTTATAAGATGAGGCTGAATAAATACACAGCAAGAACACTTGTTAGTACGATAAAAGAATGGCCTTATACGAATAAGGCTGATTATCTTGGTGATTACCTTTACACCTTTGAGGACAGCGCAGAATATAGTCAAATTATTAACCTGAATGTTAATGAATCCTTAGTTCTTGAGGTAACTCATGAACATTTAAGTGAGGTGCATTCCTATGAGGGAACACGGCTTTCATTTTCTTACATCACAGAATCTCTTTATTCTAATTACATGGTCTATGGTATGACGCAAAAGCAAGCTCTTACGGCTCTATTGGCAAAGATTACGCCTTGCACGCTTGTTTATAATATTCCCGATACTCTGTTTTTGGCCTCAGAATCCTGTTTGGCTCAGTCCTTAGAGGCAAAGCTCTCCCTGACGTTAGACGATATTAAGAAGTCTTTGCGCTGTTCTGGAGCTGCGATGTCTGTTTCTGGAACTACTGTAACGGTGGATTACGTGGATAATCTTTTCTCCGGCACTTTAGGCGGTACGCTTGTCCCGATTAATAACCCCGTTTTTGAGTACTCGAATGAGCACGTTTACGGATCTGTTCGTGTTGGGTATAAGGTAAATAACGATGCCGAAAAGTCTATATTTTGCGAGAATGTTTTCAAGCTCTCCGATGATGAGAAAGAGCTGGACTTAGTAAGTCCCTTTAAAGCCTCTCCTTACGATATCGAGGAAACACTGGATAAACTCCGTACCTCGTCAAACGAAAAGAAGAACTATTCAACAGATATATTCATCTTTGACATTAACGCTTTCAATACCTATAATGAAGCGACACTAAACAAAGACTACTATTTAAGAAACAGTATCGGTGGGGAATATAACCTACGCCTAAGTCCCGTGAATATTCTGCTCTCTAATGAGCGGTATATTCTTGTTTCGGGAAGTCCTGTTTTCGCCTCTTCAGATGGTGAGGACGGGGCGACAATAAAAGGCTTCGTTCGTCACTCGTCTTATACAAATTTATTAGATGCTATAACAAATCTAAGTGGCAGGGCATTGAATGTTACTGTTCGCTTTTTGGATATATCTATTGGCCAGATAAAATACTACAATTATACAGGGGCAACCATTCTTGATGCCGATTGGTTAGATACGGACAACTGGACAGAGGTTTCGTACTTAGAGGAAAGAGAGGTAACGTTCACCAAAGACCCTCTATTTTACCCGTATTCTATTGTTTTTGATACCTCACAACGCTTAACGACTTTAGACACAACGAAATACTACGCTGTTGTAGATAATTTCAGTGATAAGACATATAATTTTTTCATTAATGATATATCTTTGCAATTGACGAAGGTAGAATCACAAAGCTGGAACGGAATATGCTATACACTTCCCGAATAACAATACCTAAACTCTGCCCGTTGGTTTTTCAAGATCCCACGATGGCAACAGAGGGCACGTTCTACCCGATGTGCTACACTCAGAAATGGGTGCCTAATGATAGCACAAAGGTTCAGGTATGGTTTGCCGATGCCACACCCTCGGAGGTCTTCGCCCTTGAGGTCTTTGATGAGTATGGCACTTGTCGGGGTATATTCCCGTTCTATTGGGCTACGCTCTCAGCAGGGTACGACTATGCTACGGCTCAGTTAAGGTTTTCTGGACTTAGCGGGATATACGAGGTACGAATAACAAGCGAAGAATCCCTTTATCCTTTGCTTTCGGAATCTACGCCAGTTGTGGGAGAATATTACGTTCACGGCCATAACATTTGGAAATATACCGGAGGGCCGTATAACACAAATGACCCCTGGATTCCCACCGGTGGCGTTGAGATAGCAACAGAAAGCCTTTTAGATACGTTGGCTGATTCATGGCCAATAGAAGTTGGGAACCACACGGACACTTTCCTTATAGCTTACGGGAATACCCGCAATGACTTTGAAACCGTGTTCGGGGACTTCGATTACGATACATTTACGTTCCGTATTGAGGGGGGCTTTATGCCTGACGGCTACCAGGCTGGGGCGGACTTTTCACTATTCACGAACCAGCATCAGGAAGATACTCTAACCTATGCGATGCCCTTTGATACCCACGTATTGACGATTGGCGATTCGCTGGGTGTGCCGTGGTATTTTTTGGAAAAGATAAACCACATATTTTGTTGCGATATTACCCTTGTCGAGTGGGTTCAGTACACCCGTACGGGGGATTTAGAGATTGAATGGACAAGCAAAAAAACAGGTATCGGGTCTATCTCTTTAAAGACTGTTACGAACAGGATGACTCAGAATATCGATGGCGAGATAATCATTACAGACGAAAGCTCTGTTCCATTGTCTAATGAAGATGAAAAAATATTGATACTATGATAAAAGAAAACGAATTACCTACACAGACCACGTTACCTTCGAGTTGGTTTCTTCGTATGGTCAGCGACACAGGGGCGTCGAAGCGCATAGCCTCGTCGCTGGTTAAGTGGAGCATTGAAGATGTTATAGACCTTGAAACGTCGCTCTCTGGGAAACAGGACTTATCTACTTTAAAGAGTATGGTTGCTTATCTTGATGCCACAGGTCAAAGTGTTGGTTCTGGTTTCGATATGGGGACAATCGCTGATACTACGGAATTAGATGCTGCTTTTTGCGGGCTTTATACCGCCCCTGTTCCTTTCGCGATAACTAATATCGGCGATGTTTATGGTGTGTTAGCGATAAATCGTAACGTTCTTGGTGACGGGGCTACGGAGGATAACACGGCAGCCTCTCAGCTTCTCTTTACGTCTAATGGGCTATACTTGCGCTCTTACTCCACTTCTTGGGGATTATATCGTTATGTTGGTGGCGGTGTGCAGCCTCAACCCGTTACCCGGGCGCAGTTGATAGACCTTATGGATGAGCACGAGTTAGTACAGGGAACGAAGTACATAATCACCGACCACCCGAATGATATGGGAATCATTGTTGAGGCGGCCTCGTCTTCTCAAATTTCTCAATATGCCTTACGTCTGGCCTGTCAGCCGAAATATTATGTGGCTGGGCCATATATGACGGGTTCTGGTGGAACGGTTGAGGAATATTGGAATGGTGTTTATGAGCACGGCTCAACACCGGCCGAGGGTGAGATATACATTTATGCCGGTATGGTATATAAAAACCTTACAGGCGATGACACAACACCCCCGGGTGAATATATCCTCAATTCCACCGACTGGGAATTAAAGACCGTTGAATGGGGCGACTACTATTCACCAAATATCTGCGAAGTAATTTACAAGATAGGGTTAACCACCTCTCCCGGTGTTGAGCCGTGCGGTGTTGTTCAAAGACAGACGGATATTAATAATAATACTTTCGGGCAAGCCTTAACGGGTGATCCAACTTTGGCACAGAGAACGCGGATAGATTATAACGACTGGGGGCATCCGGGAATAAAGAAATGCGAGCTGACAAATTGCTGGGCTAATAAAGAGGATTGCGAGTTTATTGGTGTACGTGGTTATGGACAGGTGTACAGGAATAAGACCACAAATTTAGCCTTTGTTCGCCTTTCACAAATAATACGGGTACTTTTGCCGGCTGACGATGTTTTGATATATGACAATGCTTCGCTTACTGTTTTTGACTGCGATATTAGAGGTGACATTTATTCAAATTCCACTGTTATAGTAAGATACAGCGATATAAATGCTTATGTGGCCTCTAATTTTTCGCTTACAATCACCGATTGCGAATCAAACAGTCCTATTACGGGTAATGAGTCCAGCAGTATTACATCGTCTTATATCTTTGGTACTTTTAGAGAAAATGAGATTTGTGTTGTAACAAATTCAACTCTTAATGCTGATTTCACAAATAATACGGGTACTTTTGATTTTATTGAAAACAAGGGGTTGATAGATAACAACACATTAACTGCATCAAGGTTGAATAATGTTTCTGAGATATCAGGGAATACAGGAGTTTTTTCTGATGTTCAGACAAACGACGTTGATTGCCCGATAAAAAATAACACTTCAATAATATTATCAGAATGCAGGCTGATCGCTGGTAGTGTTGGGCCGCATCTTGGGATACAGAATTGCGAAGATATTTCAATATCTTCTGCTGAGATATGGGGTGGAATAACAAGTTGTAGATATTGCGACTTTTACAATTTTAAAATTGAGAGCGCAACAGCATATATTACGCTTTGCGATTATCTTGATATTGACAATAGCTATCTTCGTGGCATATCGTGGATTAGTAAGGTATCAGGAACAGGGTATAATGAATTAGCTTCTTCAATCTCGGGCTGTACTATTGACGGGGAGTTGGAAGAATTAGGAGCTGGTTATGGTTCGGGAACGAAATTCACCCTCACAGATTGCGTTATAGGAAAATCTGGTGACATAAAGCGAAGCAATGGATATGTTAGGGAAACACGCTTAGACGGAAATATTAAAGATGTTGCTGTGCTTGCTGTGGATAATTCTATTATTGAAACTCAGTCTAATTTTGATGATTATACATCATTAACGATTACTGATTCCTATATTGGTGCTTCCGTTAATGCAAATCAGCAAGAATCAACCCCCGAAGTTGGGAGTATAATAAGAAGTCACATACACGCAAAAACTGTTCTCCCAGACACGTTCACAATTACTGATTCGGAGATTAGCGGTACATTTGACGGAGCAACAGCACTACGGAGTGTTATACTTTCGTCTTCTGTTGTGCTTGATTCGAATATAACTGATTCGATAATTCACAATTCTACTGTAAATGGAACAATTAATGGCTGTGTTATACAGGATTCAACGGTTAGTGGTACGATTACCGATTCACGAATATTTAATAGTACATCAAGAGGTGTGATTACAAATAGTGAGATACATTCCAGCATTTCGGGAACGATAACTAATTCTATCGTTGAAGCTGGGGCAACAATTTATGCAATATCCTTAGACTGCTTAATTATATCAAATAGCCGTATAGGCTCAAGGGCGTACATCTTCAAAGACGACTACGGGACATTAACGATCACGGATTGCGATTTTAATGGCAAATATGAATGTAACGCAACTTCGGAAAATAACGAATCGCTAACACGATGCAAGGTTGAGTATGGAGCAACTATTCTTGATACTTTAAATCTTACGCTTGAGGATTGCAAATTACTTTACGGGGCAAAACTTTCTTTGACGGAGTTTTACACTTACAAGCTTTATAATACGATAATTGATTACGATGCCACAAGACCAGTTTTGTATGATCTTTCAGGGGATACCACTTTAGGGAAAGTTGGTGCTTGTGCTTACATTACTGGCTCAATAGAGATCGAAGATGCAGCTACTGTTGGCGGGGATGGGTATAATATTGTCGCCTGGGGAACATCACTGACAGCAACAACAGTAAAAGAAAACGGTGTATCAATATCAATAAACAGCGAGGGCAATTGGATTGAGATTATTGTTGATAGCCCGGGGTGGTATAATATTCATTATCTTGCTTCGGCAAAATCTAACACAGCAACCGATGTTGAAACGGCAGCTTTCTTTTCTTCTACTATGCAGCCGCAAGCAAATAATATTAAGTCTTATATTATTCAGGATGCATCAACTGCGAGATATGTCAATTCAAGCCTTGACGGAAAGATTTATTTTGAAGATTCAACGCCGCTAAAATTCCTATACAAATCGGCTGTTGATGTGCAACTGACAATATATAAAATAACAATAAACGTAGAAAAAGAATTATGAGCGATTACAGTTTACCAAGAATTAAAGAGAGCGAACTGCCCGAAGCTACGAGCATAGACAAAGTACGTGTTCTTGACAATGCAGGAAAGAGCGTTTGGGTAGAGAAAGAAGACCTACCGATCACAGAAGCACAGGTAACGGGGCTTACCGCTGCTTTGGCTCTCAAGGCAGATGCGAATATACAGATTGCGGCTGGGGCTGGTCTTACTGGCGGTGGCGACCTTTCAGAGAACAGAACGATAGACGTTGTTTCTGCTGATGATGGTATCACGGTCAACTCCGACAACATTAAGTTGAATATCGTTAATGACTTAGTTACCAACTCTGCCACACGACCGCTGAGTGCTGCTCAGGGCAAGAAGCTGCAAGACGAAAAAGAGTCTCTCTCGAATAAGTCAACAGATATTGTAGCTGATGCAGCAAGCACAACGAAATATCCGTCTGTTAAGTTAATTAAAGATTATGCCGATTCTCTCGTTGTAGGTTTATTAGACTATCGTGGAGGATACGATGCTTCCGTTAATGCCTATCCTTCCTCTGGTGGCTCAGGGACAGGCGGGGCTATCCTAAAGGGCGATATGTGGGTTGTTTCCGTAGCGGGTACGATTGACGGTCACGCCATACACGCAGGGGATTCTCTGATCGCCAATGAAGATACACCCGGGCAGACAACGGCTAAATGGAACACCGTACAATCAAACCTCAGCTATGTTCCCGAAGACGTGGCTAACAAGAGCACCAACGTAACAAGTGATGCCGCTTCGGACACAAAATATCCTTCCGTTAAAGCCACAAAGACCTATGCCGATACAAAGGTAAGCCTGACGGGGGACGAAACGATTACAGGCGTTAAGACCTTTGGCGATAGTCCTGTTGTTCCTACACCTTCGGGTAATACTGATGCGGCAAATAAAGCGTATGTTGATTCAGCTGTTGTAACCACTGATAACGTCAGTCAGGACATAGAAACCGACACGGGTTCAACGACAAAAGTACCCTCTGTTGTAGCCACCGAGGCATACGTTACCCCCGTGCGTTACGACAACGAAGCGATAGACTTAGACAACTTGGGCGATGTGCGTTTGCGAAGCATTGACGTTGATAATTTACCCAAGATTTGCGGATTTGATATGTTCGTTATAAGCACCACAGCACCCAGTGTTGCACCCGATTTCATCCCGCAGATATGGGTTGATACAACGGCAAAAAAAGCCTACATTGCTGTTGGCGTTTCGACTTCGGCTGATTTTATTGCATTAAACTAAAAAGATATGAATAATTTAATTAAGCAACGCCCCGAAGTAGGGGATATAATGATTATCGTTGACGGCAAGCGTAGGTTTGTCAGAGGAAGCGAATGTACTAAGGAGTTTATTGACACTCAGGATGCCGTCGGAGTGGTATTCTTCGTTCAGGGCAACAGGTTTTGGATTGTTGGAGGAGTGAATAACCAAACGAAGAAATTTTCTGCTGTTGCCGATTATGAGATAACGGCAATCCCTTCGGCAACCGGAGATTATGCTGTTGTTCTTAACGGCGTGGCGCAAGGTGATTTTACCTACACAAAGAGCGATGGCACACTTTCGGAATTTGTCACCCAGCTTGACGCTTGGTTAAAATCCAGACCAGCTGGCTCGAAAGCCTTGAAGTGGGAAGCGTATATGAACTCAGAGAAAGCCTATCTTCAAATGTCAACGTACAATGAATATGAAAACACGGTAACAATAGCGGGCACTTCGCTTACTAAGCTAATAGCTACAGAGCTGCCCGCGTTCTCTTCGAACAGGAATCAGATAAAACAAAGAACAACATACGTTGGGATGTGCCGAAAAAGAGTTGAGGATTTTACGAAAAATGAAACAGGAGGGAATTATAACCCCACAACAGTTATGGATGGGGTCACAAAGCTATATGAAACTTATCCTTGTTCAGAGATATATTACAACGGAGAAAATGGAACTGGATTGAGAGCGAATTTTTCTACCTATTCAGCATACATTGACGCCTGTATGCTGTTGGACAGAGAACTCGATTACGGGGCTGCGCAATATAGAGATGGGCGGTATTATACAAGCCTATTAAATAAACAAGTATTGATTAACGGAACACCAACGCCCGCCTACTCTGCTGTTGATTATTGTGCAAATTATGACTCAGGAGTATCTGGATACGGCGCAGGAACTTTCTGGATGCCTTCAGTATACGAGGGAGCGCAGCTTATGAGAAATATCGGCGGTACTAACGACTTGGTGAATACAGCTCTTGGTAAAAAGACAGGATGGGGCTCGATAAGTAGCACCTCGAATAGGTGGTTGTGCGGTAGGTACTCTTCCACCCTCGCTTGGAACTACTACAGCCTCGGAGTCCTCATCAGCTACCGCTTTTACTACTCGAGCTATGTGTCGGCTGTCTCCGCTTTCAATATTAATGATTAACGATTAAAATGGCGAGCGGTTTGATCCGCTCGCAACTCTCTATGGCATCAAAAATAAATAAAACAAGCATCTATGTTGACGTGCAGGAGTTATTCATAACACTCTATGATGCACAATTTGAAATGCCAAAACGGGATAGGCCTATAATTGTTAATCGGGCACTTGGTCATTGCGAAATGGTGGCCGCATATTTTGCTTTATCGTATCGCACGGACGATAAAATAAAATACACAAAGCTGCTTTTTGCAGAATTTGAGGCTTTGAAAATGAACACACGTTCTATCTTACGCCCCGATAGACCAATGATACAAAACGAAAGCACGTGTAATAAAATACGTAATTATATAGCGAGAATTGATGAAAGTATAGTTAAGTGGTATAAATCGTTAGAGTTGAAACGGCAAGAAGAATGCCCTTGATGGCATTCTCAGTCCAGAGATAATGAAAGGAGCGAAGGCTCTCATTTAGAGCTATGTTTGCACTTCGCCTCAAGCCTCGAATAGGTGGTTGTGCGGTAGGTACTCTTCCAACAACGCTTGGAACTACAACAGCAACGGAGTCCTCAACAACAACAACTTTTACAACTCGAACTATGTGTCGGCTGTCTCCGAACTCATTATAATAAGGAATATGGTTAAAGAAGAAGATATGTACACTGTTTATTTCCTCGCACGCAAAAATAAAAGGCGTAGCGAAGATGCTGTGATATTCGAGCTCGACTATGAGTGTAGAATAAAAAATCTCGTCTCTGCCATAAACGAAAAAACCTACCGATCTAATGCCAACTATACTTTCATAGCTCGCAGACCAAAGCCAAGAGAAGTTTTTGCCTGCGAACTCGAATCAAGGCTAATACAGTGGTATATTATTTGGAGGATAAACCCTATATTAGAAACTATCCTAACCTCTCGAACATTCAACAATAGGGTTGGAATGGGTGTTGACTCAGCTATTGCTCAGATACAAAAAGACATTAAAGATGTGAGCCAAGATTTCACCATTGATGCATATTACATCCAATGGGATTTGTCAGGATATTTCCCAAATGCCATCTGTGAGATAGCCAGAGAACAACTGCAAAACGTATGTGAAAAGAACTATACAGGAGATGATAAAGAGGATATAATGTGGATGATATCTATCGCCTGCAACGCCTTGCCAGCAAGACATTGCTACCGAAAATCACCACCCGAGATGTGGAGCGAAATAGAACAAGGGAAAAGCCTGTTTGAAAAAGATGACGGCACAGGTGGGGCAATAGGGTTTCTTATATGGCAGGTGGCTATGAACCTTTATCTAAACGATGTGGATAAATGGGCTATCGAAGATATGGGGCTGCATTATGTGCGCTTCGTAGATGATGCCATCATTGTGGTAAATAATAAAGAGGCAGCCCTTTTATTGTTGCCATTATTTAGGGAGAAATATAGAGATGTAGGAGCACAAATGCATAAAAAGAAGTTTGTATGCCAACACATATCAAAAGGCGTGCGTGTTCTTGGTTCTATAATAAAATTTAACCGCTTGTATATAAATAACAGAACTATAAGAAACGCAGAAAAAAGAATAAAACAATTTAATAAGTGTCATAATAAAAAGAATAATATGCTGAATTTCCAGGCCACAATAAATTCATATTTTGGTTTACTAAAAAACAGAACTGAATTTAATAACATAGTAAAACTATACAATATGATCGACAAAAGATGGTGGCGTTTTTTTACGATGGACTGGGAAAGGATGTGTATAATAGCAAATGATGAGTATAAGTATAATCAAATAATAAAACAAAACTACTATGAAAGAAATTAACGAACAATGTGTTATCATACACAACGAAAAGGCTTTATTGCGTGATACGGATTATGTAGTCATTCGGGCGGCAGAAAGGGGCGAAGCCATAGACGAGGCTACAAAAGAACGCAGGGAAGAAGCAAGACGAAGAATAAATGCTGCTGAGGCTGTTATTCGAGAGTTGGAAGAAGCTAAAGAATTGCAAGAAGCTAAAGAACTGGAATTATAAAATGGAAAAGAAGCGTGACATACCCGCTTGGGTAGCAATAACAGTAACCGTGTTCCTGAGTATTACGGCAGCCATAGCCGCATACTCTGCACGTATGTACAAAGTGGAAAGGGATGTTGATGTTCACGAAGTACGCATTCAGCGTATGGAGGAAACCCAGATTAAGCAAGAAACGATAAACACGGAGGTAATTAATATGCTTCACGAGATCAGGGAATCAACAATCCGCATTGAGGGAGAGCTGAAACTAAAGAAAGATAAAGAATGAGGCTGACGGATAACTTTACCACGCAGGAAGTAACACGCTCTGAAACGGCTCAGCGTCTTGGGATAGACAACAGTCTATCAATTGAAATGCTCGATAATGCCTATTGCTTCGCTAAGGCTGTTCTTCAACCATTGAGGGAGAAGATAGGACTACCGTTCCTTATTTCTTCGTGGTACAGGTGCAAGGCTCTTAACGAAGCGGTAGGAGGTACACATAATTCGGCTCATTTAAAGGCTCAGGCCGTTGATTTTGTTATTGGTGGACTATCAGCACGTCAGACGTATGAAATCGTCTTAGAAACGCTTAAAACGCTTCATATCCCTTTTGACCAGCTCATATTTGAATCATTTACAAAAGACGGGCATACAACAGAGTGGGTTCATCTGAGCTGGGAGAGAGAGGGGAACAGATTTGAAAATTTCGAGCTATGAAAAATAAAGAGATATTCCAATACGTTCTCGGTGGCTTGATTGTCGCTGGGTTCTTTGCGTTACTAATCCTGCTTGTGCTTTCGGCTGTGCCAACGGAGAATAAAGACCTGCTAAACCTTGTAGTTGGAACTTTGATAGGCTCTTTCTCGAGTATAGTTTCTTACTTCTTCGGGTCAAGTCTTGGTTCGAGCAAAAAAGACCAACTACTGAATGAAAAAATTACTAATACTTCTAATCCTGCTAACAGGGTGTAAGACGAAATATGTACCTATTGAAACCATTAAGGTACAAAAAGAGATAATAAGGGACACGGTGGTACAGGTCGAGCTTGTGCCTTATCGTGACACTGTTTCCATATTGGACACGGTTTCTCACTTAGAGAATAAATACGCTTATTCGGATGCCGAATTTTCTTTGGGTCGGTTGAATCATTCCCTTGCGATCAAAGAGGTGAAAATACCAACAAAGATTCAATACATCGAGCATACGAGGGTCGATTCCATTCCCTATAAAGTGGAAGTAATAAAAGAGGTAAACAAGCTAACCCGTTGGCAGACGTTTCGGCTTAATGCTTTCACGTTCCTTGTCATTGGGTTAGCAATTTACCTCTTAATTTTACTCAGAAAGCTGATTAAATTCTAAAACGGCATTTCGTCTTTACCCCCGATATGCTCTTTGTGATCGTCTTTGGATTTTAGTATCTCTATATTTTCAGCCACGATCTCGGTTATGTAGCGGGTTGTGCCGTCTTTCTCATAGGTTCTGTACGTCAGTTTCCCCTCAACAGCCACCGTTGTCCCTTTGTGGATATACTCCGATAGCGAAGCAAGCCCTCTCCAAGCGACAATGTTATGCCATTCGGTTCGGTCTTCAATCTTCTTTCCGTCTTTCGTGGTGAATCCACGCTCTGTTGTGGCGACAGAGAATTGCGCAACCTTTGTTTCTCCTGCTACACGTATTTCAGGCTCTTTGCCCACGTTACCAATTAAAATTACTTTGTTCATAGTCCCTTTTGTTTAGATGCGTATATTAATAATAATTCATTGTATCGTTCATCCAGCAAGCTTTCGTCTGCTCCCTTTGCTACCCAGAGAAAAAACGGGTATATTTGCGGGTGGTACTCTGTTAATGTCATAATCCCAGTATATCCATAAGGTTATCAAGTATATCGCTGCCTTTCTCGTATATTGTGCTTTTTATCACGATATCGGCATTATTCAGCTTCTGTTGCCACCATACCTTTAATTTCGCTTCCGCCTCTGCTCCGCTGTAACATCGCTTTACGATAGTTATCTTTTCTTCTCTACGGCCATTGTGCCTCAGGTCGTAGGTTATTCTGTAAGCTCCCATTTATGTTCAATGCTAAAGTAACTATCCAATATTAGCTGTCCCTGCTTGGCCAGCTCCATAAACAACTGCTCATCCACATCAAATGGCCTGTTGCCGACGAAGTGCAAATCGTATCCCTCGCTGTCTTTAGTCCAATAAGCTAAAGTATAACAGCTTGCTTCATCTTCCCATTTTACGATTTCTGCTTTGGTATGATCTCCCCCTGAAAGCAAATTTTCATTACAGCTCCTGACCTCTAAGCTGTCTATTCTAATATTAAATTTCATAGCTATATTAATTGTAATCTGTTATCGGCAATTAAAGAGAGCCGAACCACTCATTCATAGTTTTACCACTTAGCCACCAATCCATTGCTTTTTGACTATCGCAATTTGAAAGTTGAGTTAGTTTCCATTGTGGATTGTTATTCATTCCTTTTTGAATTGCTTTTTTGATTGCGTGATAATATTTTGGATATAATTCAAATTCTTTTTCACGGTGTCTTTTTCTACTCACTAAAGGGCAACCGACACACCCAAGCCGTTTTAATCCTAAATTATAAGCTGGTGCAAGTTGTATGTTATTTTCTTTAATGTAATTCCAAATATCTTCATCAGTCCAATCGTATAATGGATAAATGTGTTGGCTTCCTTTTTGCCATTTACGATTATCACATTGTATGTAATCTCGCCCTTGCCTTTTTCTACTTTCAGCACTTCTTACTCCTTCAAAAACTATTTTACCAACACTTCCATATTCTTTTAGCCTTTCACAGCAATAACGATTCAACCTTGTTGGTAATCCTTTTTTTTCAACCAATTCATAAAAAGTCAGTTTCGGTTGCAGTATTTCAGTATGAGGGTAATTTTCCCTTATATGTCTTATAGTTCCTATCGGGTCAATAGTCGTATTCGTGTAATAGCTTTTGTATTCTATTCCACTTTTTTGCAATAAGCAGTCAAGAACCGCACTATCTTTTCCACCGCTATTTCCAGCATATAATTGTTGTCCTTTATAGCTTTCAGCTACTTTTCGGATAAATTCGATTGATTTTTCTTCTAAATTCATAAATAAAGATTAAAAGCCGATAACACGGGCTATATTTAATTTTTGCCTAATAAAGTTTCGTTCAAATGATGGAGTTTCTGCAAGGCAAAAACTAAAACATAGCCCCATCGTTATTCATAAAACACCATTTTCCGTCACTTCCTCCCTTATCTCAAAATAATAGTGCCCTCCGACTCTCCACATATTATAAGACATAAAGCAATTGGTTAGGTATATGTTGCCTATTATTGCCCGTATAATATCCTCATTCCCGCTCCACCCTAAGGTATGTAGCTCCAATCTTCTTGTGCCTTTATATTTTCTCGTTAAACGATACCCTATACTCCCGTAATACCAAGTCTCGCAAATCAACTTAACAAAGTCCATTATCGGCATTGTGTCTCCCTTGTAATCTCGGATAAATTGCAAGTATTCCTCAGTGGGATATCCAGAATTGTCTAATAGTCTCTCATTCATTTCTACTCTTTATCATACATAGCCGACTTGTCAGCTTAATACTGACTTTCCAACTATATCACATAACGTATAATATCGCTTCCACTACCATGATTATACGCAATAACGTACAATATTACGTGCGAAAAGTGTGTAAAATGTCCATTATTCTGTACGAAAAGTGTGTTTTGTGTGCAAAATAACATCAACACTATTCCATTACATCAACTCGTCAACATCAATGTGATACTCTTCGAGCAGCTTGTTAATCTTTTCCCACGCTGGCCTATAATCATAGTCGGTGTGCTTGAAATCCCGCCAACCGTTCATAACCAGCTCCCAAATAAAATTAGCCATATCGTCAGCTTTCGACCAACGATTAATCTCTTTCGGGTCTTCGGATATAAATACTGCTTTCATGCCGGATAATGTTTCTTGTCGATAAATCTACGGTTTATTACCTCAAATTCCCCTGAGGCATCACGCTCCGCCCGGGCAAAGCCCAGGTTCCAATTGTTCATCGGGTTATAACGCGGGTGCAAATGGCAAAGGCAGCCTATTGTCCACGAGCCATAAGCCTTGCCGTTAATGTTCTGCCGAAAGACACTCTGCGAAACGTGAGAGTGTGCCGAAAGGACATTATCAAACGTCTTATTTAGCCTGTTGTAGGCTATGTGAACGCCTCCTCCATAATATTCGTGCCCGTGAATAATGTTTAGCTTACCAAAATGAATATGCTGCCAATCATGGATAATATCTACCGTTGAGCGGTCAAACATCAGATAATCGGAATAAGTGGCGAAGTCTAACTCGAAGAATCTGTCTTTGATAAACTTTTCCCTTCTTATGTCGTGATTACCCATTTTTAGGAAAACCTTGCCAAACGTATCTTGCAGGATTTGGAGAACATCAACGCCCCATTCCTTTTCATCCATTACTTTATCAATAGTTAGCGGGTCTTTCGAGAATTTTGAGAATTGGTAAAAGTCCATAAAATCCCCGTTAATGATAACCGAATCACATCCGTGTTTTACCCCGTCTTCTATTGCTGCCATTACAGCCCATTTCTCCCAAAAGATGGAATGTAGGTCAGCAATAATCAAAGGCTTTTTGTACTGTTTTGGTATGATAAACGGCTCCCCTGTGATCTCCTCGTTATACCCATTAGAAACAAGGGCGAAACGGCTGGCTATGTCGCTATATTTCTCGTAAAAATCCCCCTTTCCTTTCGATTGAGTGATCACCCGAATATAGGTTCGCACCGCCTCTACGTCCTCGAATAGGTCGGGATGCTCTGCCGATATAACCTTTGCGATAAACTTCTTCGAGTACCCACAATGGTTTTTTATCCCAAGCTCGATATACTTTTCTATATACCCTTTTACAAGGTCAATCTTTGTACGGTTCGTTTGTTTCATAGTATAAGTGTATTGTGTGCCCGTGTTTATCTTCGAGCATTTTGCGCACCTTCTCTATGTCATCGGTCTTTATATCAACCCTTATGTTCTGAATTGTGCCGTTCTTAACAGCATAGCGGTAGATTCTATATTTCATTTTTCAGGAATTTAAGAAACATCCCCTCTTTAAGAACAGCGCAAAGTGCCATTCCCGTGCCCATAAAATTCGCGTCTGGAATATTTGTTCCCTCTCCGTTCCTTAAACATTGCTTCAAGATATAAAGATGCTTGAAAAATACCAATACCTTGTACCCGTTGATCGTTTCGGCCATTCCCTCCGTTCCGTTACGAAAGAGGATATAAATCCCCTGCTTTCGTGGCTCAAGGCTCTTTATTGCGCTTGGGCGGACATTCTCATAATCGCCCGTGATGTACTTAATTGTCATAGACCTTTTTTATTAAATTGATAGTTTCTGTTGTCATCATCTGGTCGGGGGTGAATCTTAAAACCCTCCAACCCATTGACACGGCAAGGTTATATTTTTCCATATCCGATATATACCCCTTTGGTCGTGTGTGCCTTCCGTTTGTCCATGCTCCGCCCTCCTGCTCTATGGCTATTTTTTTGGAGGGAATAGCGTAATCGAATCGGAATCTTCGTATCGGGTGGAATCGGTACTCTCGTTCACACTCGCCGAACATTTGCTTTAAGAGTGTTGCAAACATAGCTCTGTAAATATATCCGTTCGGTAGTGTTCGTTCAGTAGGTCGGCAATAAACCGCGCCATTCCATTCTCTCCGCATTCAACGTAAGAGTGTGCAAGGTCAATCGTTTCCTGCACATTTTTATCGTTCAATATGTTTATTAATTCCTCTGATTTGTCTATCCAGGGTTGGAATAATTCGTGAATGTATTGTTCAATCGTTTTCATAGTTTTAGATTTAAACTCCGAAATATCTGAATATTTCCTCAGACTTCGCAAATTCCTTAACTTTAATTATAATATTTAACATTCCAGACCTGAAATCCTTGTCGTTGTCGTAGCGATTATGACATGCTCTACACATACGAACAATGTTTTTCGGCTCGGTATAATACTGTGGGAAGATGCTTTTTGGCAGCAGGTGAGCCGCATCTCCCGTGCAAGGTTGTCCGCAAATGAAGCAGACTTTGGGTAAATTGCGCTTTATCTCGGCAATCGCTCTGTTCTTTTCCGCCTGTGATTTTGATACCCGTTTCATAAGCTAAAAAGTAGGGCAAGCAAAAGAATGATGATGATGATGATAATGTACAGCCGTTTCATATCAAAGATATTAGCGTGATTAATATTGCCGCCATAACAGTACCGAAGACCACTATTACAAAGCAGCCCAAAAGAAATCGGCGGTTGTTTTCTTCGTTTTTATACCATTCTTTCATAGCGATATGTCTAAGTTTACATCGAAGATTAAGTCCACAAGCTCACCGTTTTCGTGAACCTCTGTTGTGTCAACATTTACATAAATCATCTGAATCTCTTTGTTGTTCTTGTAAAAACCCGAAAGGATTTCACCGATTTTTCTTTCTACCTCTTTTTTTTCTTTTAGCAGGCCTTGCACTGTCTTCGTAGATTCCTTCTCTGTGTCCATAGTTGCGTTTATTTAATTAACATTGGTTTAATATTGTTTTGCCCTGTTAGTGGGCTTTGAGCCTTATTGCTATTATTTGGGTGTTATGCCCCATTGTAAGAAAACAGCGCACAATAAAAATCTGCCTCAGTTTCTATATCATTGACATAACCACCATCCCATCCGAGATGTAAATTTATACTTACTTTATCTGTTTTATTAAGTTTATCACAATCCCCTTCATTCACTGAATGCTCATAAAATGTTGTTTGTTTCCAAAATTTGCATAATGAACAACGGGGCATAACACCATGTATAGCCAATAAAGGCTGTTGCGGTGTTTCAAGTGTATTGCTTTCTATTTTCTTTGTCATATCTTGATAAGTTTTCGTTATTAATCCTTTACTGGCCATACATTTAACGTTAGCGGTAATGCTGCCAAAATCGTTCAATAGCAACACACTCTATACTAAATTCATATTTGTTGTTCATTTTTATCCACGCCCACCCTTTTTGTATTTTTAATATTTCTAATGTGTCTATTTGTGGCTCAAAGGGGTTTAATGTGTCGTATTTAATCCATATTTGCCCAACCTCGCATTTAGGCGAAAAAACATAGCTTCTATTACTTGAAGGTAATTCGCAAGAATAAAAAGCACATACCGCTAACAAGCAATATAAAAAATGCCTGTTTCGGTGCAAATTTGAAAGTAAGTGTTTCATATTAAATTATTTAAAATTTGATAAATTTGTTCTTTGAATACGGCACTTTTCATATTGCCAACCGTTATCGGCAACCTAA